CACGACAAAAAATGACGCACCCGGCTTCCGTGACATGTCACGCATATGCGGACAGCGTGCTCGAAGGCACAACCGTCTGCGGGAAATGGATTTACGCGGCGTGCCGTCGGTTCGTCAGCGACATGTCGCGCTCGGATCTGACCATGGATTGGGCGGCAGTGGACGGGCTTGTCGAGCACTACCGCAGCATCGGGCTCGTCGGCGAGGACAGCGGCAAGTCCTTCGAGCTGCACCCGTGGCAGCAGTTCGTCCTGGCGAACCTGATCGGCTGGCGAACCGCCGACGGTCGCCGGCGCGTCAAGTTGGGCATCCTGCAGGTCGCCAGGGGTAACGGGAAGACGACGCTGATGGCCGGCCTGGCGTTGTGGGATCTCGTGCAGTCGAACGGGCGCCGCGTGCACGTCATCGCCAACAACGAGGACCAGGCCGAGATCTGCCTGGACACCGCCCGGACGATGGCGATTCCCGACGACCGCTACCAGGTGCGGCACAACCGGATCACGCGGGGCTCGGCCGACTGCGAGATGACGGCGCTGCCCGCGCTCGAGCGGTCGCTCGACGGCCTGAACCCGTCGCTGTGGATCGCCGACGAGGCGGCCGAGTTCAAGGGGCGCTTCCTCACCAAGCTGCTGACGACCGGCGCCAAGCGCCGGGAAAGCCTGGGCGTCATCATCACGACGCCCGGCTCGAACGTGGAGAACCACTACGCCGAGCTGGCGAAGACGGGCGAAGCCGTGCTGTCGGGCGAGGTGGAGGACGACACTTTGATGCCGTTCCTGTACGGCATCGACGCCAACGACGACCCGTCCGACGAGACGGCCTGGCCGAAGGCCAACCCCGGCATGGCGCACGGCCAGCCCGACGGCGGCAGTCTGAAGCGTGCCTGGAACACCATGCGCCGGTCGCCGATGGGACGCTCGGAGTTCATCCGGTACCACTGCGCCCGGATGGACGAGAACACCGGCGGGTGGCTCGACATGGCGCAGTGGCCGGGCGGCCAAAAAGTGGAAGTTAAAGATCTAGTCGGCCGGGCCGCCTGGGTCGGGCTTGACCTCTCGAAGTCGCTCGACATGTCGGCGTGCGTGGTGGCCATCCCGATCGAGGACGGCCGCGTGGTGCTCCAGGGGTCGTACTGGTGGCCGTCGGCGAACGTCGCCGAGCGGGAGCTGGACTACCGGATGCCGATCCGCCAGTGGTCGAAAGAGCACAAGATCCACCTGACCCCCGGCCGCGAGATCGACTACGAGGCAATACGTCAGCATCTCTTACAACTTCGGGACACCTACGACCTGCGGGTAGTGGGGTACGACGCCTGGGGCTCGAAGTACCTGGCCGAGCAGCTGGTCGCCGACGGCGTCCCGCTGATGACCTACCGGATGGGAATCTCGACCTTCGGGCCCGGCTGCGCCCTGTTCCAGAACCTCTGGGCGGGCGGAAAGCTCGTGGTCGGCGACGACCCGATCCTGCGGCGTGCCTGCGCCGAGGCGCACGCCAAGGCCGACGTGAACGGCAACGTGCGGCCGGTGAAGTCGCGGGAGTTCTGCGCCATCGACCCGCTCGTGGCCTCGATCATCGCGATCCACGTGTGGGGCGGCACCAGGGCGTCTGCTTATAACGACGAGGTTTAGGTGCAATCCTAAGACCTAGGACGCTCTAGCGTCTCGGTCATGCTGAGGCAGCTGCTGCATCGCATGATCGGGCATTGGCCGACGCACGGCGTGTGGATGTCGGATTCCCTCGACATGCCGGTCGTGACGGCGTCGAACTCGATCCACGCCACGCCGGTGTACCGGGCGTGCTCGCTGATCTCGAACGACGTCGCCAGGACGAAGGCCAGCGTGTCGGTGCCATCGGTCGACGTCCTGCTGCGCAACCCGAACAGGTGGCAGAGTGGCTTCGAGTTCCGGCGCAGCATGACGCTGCAGGCTGCGCTATGGGGCAATGCGTTCGCGCTCATCAACCGGACGAGATCCGGCGAGCTCATCGAGCTGGTGCCGCTGAACATCGAGAGCGTCAGCCTCGACCTCAGCGGCGACGAGCCGCGATACCGAACTTCCCAGTACGGCACGCTGCCGCTGTCGAGCCTCTTTCACCTCCGCACCGTGGGATTCAACGGGCTCTGGGGCGAATCCCCGGTGCGTTTGTGCAACACGGCGCTGACCATCGCGGCGGCGCAGGAGAAGTCGCAGCTGAAGGCCATGCAGAACGGCGGCCAGGCGAAGCTCGCCTTCTTCACCGACAAGGTGATCAACCCGCAGGCGCGGCAGAAGATCATCGAGCAGTACATGGCCGAGCACCAGGGCAGCGAGAACGCTGGCAAGCCGCTCGTGCTTCAGGACGGCCTGAAGGTTCAGAACATCGCGAGCACCGTGACCGACAGCGCCATGGACTCGGCGCGTCAGTACTCGATCGAGGACGTGTCGCGCATCTACGGCGTGCCCAGCCACATGCTGATGAGCACCCAGGGCACGGCGTACGGGTCGCTCGAATGGAGCGGCCGCGCCTACCTCGACGGCTGCCTGTCCGCGTGGTTCGCGTCGTGGGAGTCGGAGATCCTGGCGAAGCTCGCGACGCCGTTCGACGACTGCAGCTTCGACACGGACTACCTCGTCAAGCCGACGCTCGCCGAGCAGATGGCGGCGCTGCGCACGGGCGTCGAGTCCGGCGTGATCACCCGGAACGAGGCCCGCGCCTGGCTCGACCTTGAGCCGCTGCCTGGGCTCGACAAACCGATCGTCGCCAAGAACATGGGCACCGGCGGCGGGCAGACCGCCATCGGCCAGGACACCTCAGAGGAATCGGGGGCGCTCGAATGATCTCTCGTCGAAGCATGGCCGCCGAGCAGTCGGTCGATGGCCGCACGCTGTCGGGCTACGCCGCCGTCTATGGCGAGGAAAGCCGCGAGATCGTCGAGAGCGGCCGCCCGTTCGTCGAGCGCATCGCGCCTGGCGCCTTCAACGAGACGCTGCGCAGCGGCTCGGACGTGAAGCTGCTCTACAACCACGACGCCGGATCGCTGCTCGCCCGCACGAAGTCGGGCACGCTCAAGCTGCGCAGCGACCGCCAGGGGCTCGCCTTCGAGGCGTCGCTGCCCGAGACGACGCTCGGCAACGACGTGCGGACGCTGCTCGAACGCGGCGACCTCACCGGCGAGATGTCGTTCGGGTTCTACGTCGAGGACGAGAGCTGGAACCGCACGAGGACCGAGCGCCTGGTCAAGCGGGCGCGTCTCGTCGAGGTGTCCATCGTCCAGGACGCCGCGTACCCACAGACCAATTCCAGCCTGCGGAGCGTGTCCGCGGCTGCGCATGAAGCCGCGCTGCTGCGGCTGGAACTTCACAGGAAGCGAGTAGACCGATGGCTGACGAGCTGAACGACATCCAGAACACCGTCCACGAGTACCGCAAGTCGCTTGAGGCGTTCGAGCGCCGCACCGGCGCGGCGCCGCAGGCCGTCGAGCTGCGCGGCAGCGGCGAGGAGCGCGAGAAGATCGCAAGGATTGACGCCGACCTCGACGCGGCCGAGCGCCTCATGCAGCTGCGTTCCATGCAGCAACGCCTCGCGAAGCTGGAGGCTACGCCCGAGTTCGAGACGCGGGCGCCGAGCGTCGGCGCGATCGACGCCAACTCGAAGGAATACGCGGCGCGGTGGGTCAAGGCGCTCGCGAGCGGAAACCCGATGGAGATGCGTGCGCTGTCGCTAAGCACGTCCGGCGCTGCGATTCCGACCGACCTTGAGCGTCGGATCATCAATAAGCTGCAGCAGGCGAACGTGCTGCGCGCCATGGCGACCGTGAGCTCGATCGACTCGAAGCGCACGATTTCGGTCGAGGGCAGCCTGCCGACCACCAGCCTGGTCGCCGAGGCCGGGTCGATCACGCCGTCCGATCCGACCTTTGGGACCGCGATCTCGGTCGTTCCGTACAAGTACGTCTGCTCCACCCATATGTCGCAGGAGTTCATCGAGGACGCGATCGGCAACGGTGGCATCGGAAGCGGCCTCGACTACGTCGCGGACAAGATCGGCCTCTCGATCGCGCTGAAGGAAGAGGAGGCGTTCACGATCGGAACCGGCTCCTCGCAGCCCGAGGGCGTCGCGGGTTCGGCTGCGCAGACGGCGCTCGCCGCGCTGTCGCAGGTGACCGATCTGGGCGGCGCTGCCGTCACGAGCGTGACCGGCGACAACCTGATCGACACCGTGCACCTCGTGCCGCCTCAGTACCGCACTTCGCCGCGCTTCTCGTGGCTGATCTCCGACACCTTCCTGAAGACGGTGCGCAAGATCAAGGTCAACAGCACCGATTACGTGTGGAAGCTCAACGAGGTCGCCGGGATCTCGGGCGGCGCTCCTGGCACGATCTACGGGGTTCCGTACCGCGTCGGCCAGTACGTGCGCACCGCGACCACGAACAACAACATCTTCGCGGTGGTCGGCGACTTCACGTACTTCGAGGTCTTCGACCGCACCGGCATCACCTCCATGCTCGACCCGTACTCGGCGGCGAGCACGCACGAGACGACGCTGTACGTGTACAAGCGCGTGGACAGCCACGTGATGAACTACAGCGCCTTCGCGGCCATCACCTGCTGATCGAAACCTCTTGCTGGGGATTCGGGCGGGAAACCGCCCGAAGCCCTTTCCATGCCAGCCCTGCCCGTCCCCATCGACCTGCTGCGTACCCGCCTCAGAATCGAGGTCGAGGACGACGATGCCCTGCTCGCGTCGCTTGCGATCGCGGCGGGCGAGCTGATCGAGCGCGAGACGGGGCTCGGGCTGTCGAGCGCCACGAGGACGGCCAAGGTGCGTCCGTGGCGCCGGTGGTGCGCTCCGGTTCAGCCGATGTCGAGCGTCACGAGCGTGACCTACACCGATCCGGCGGGGGCGACCCAGACGCTGCCGACCGCCGAGTGGTACCTCGACGAGACGGACGAGCTGCCCGTCCTGCTGTTCGACACGACGGCCAGCGTGAAGGAGAACACCTACGCGACGGTCACCTACGTCGCCGGCTACACGCTGATCCCGCACGCGCTGCAGCAGTGCATCGTTGCGCTCGTCGGCGCCTGGTACGCAAACCCCGAGGCGGCGTCGATCGCCAGCCTGCAGCAGGTGCCGCTCGCGTACCAGTACGTCATCGCGCACTTCTCGACGAGGAGCGCCCTGCGATGATCTCGGCGGGCCGCCTGCGGTTCAAGGCGCTGCAGCTGCTGCCGTCCACGACGCAGGACGGCCTGGGCCTGCGCCAGGACAGCTGGACGGACGGCGATCCGTTCTGGGCAGACCTCCGCTCGGACACCGCCGACGAGCGTGCCTACGCCGACGGCGTGGCCGTCGTGCGGCAGTGGGAGGTCCGGGCCCGCTGGAACCGCATCGACGAGATCGGGCTCGACGCCACCAACCGGATTTCGATCCGTGGCAAGACGCTGAAGGTGCGCTCGGTGACCAACCTCGACGAGGCCGACCGCGTGGCGGTCATCGACTGCGAGGAGGTCGAGTGAGCCTCGAGAGCACCATCCGCGCCATGCTGATCAACGGCACCACCATCAACCTGGTGCCCGACGCCCGCGTGACGCACGGCTACCGGCTGCAGGACACGGCGCTGCCCGCGATCACCTTCGAGGTGACGAGCGACGAGCGCACGACGGTGAAGGCCACGCAGCGTGCCGCAGAGATCGAAATCCGGTCGATCGCCGTCGAGGCGGTGGACGCGCTCGCGATCGCCGCGCAGGTGCGCAGCGCGATCACGACCGGCACCTTCGACGGTATGCAGGTCAAGGCCGTGATCTTCGGCAGCACCGTGCTGCAGCCTGCGGCCGTCGGCGAAGGCGACGAGGCCGAGCCCGCCGAGGCCGTCACGACGGCAACGATCCACTACGAGGAGTGACCCCATGGCAGCGATCTCAAGCGGCACCGCGACACTCACCTACAACAGCCAGCTCGTGGGCGCACTCGCGAACGTCTCGACGAGCGCCGCCAACGACATGATCGAGTGCACCGCGATCAACGATCAGCGGAAGAAGTACCTTGCGGGTTCGGCGGGCACGACGGCGACGGCCGAGCTCTTCTACGACCAGGGCGACGTAGGCGTGGCGGCGATCGAGACGCAGTCGCTGAACCCGACCGCGCAGACGCTGACGATCGTGTACGCCACGGGCATGACGATCTCGGGCTCGGCGTTCGTGACCGGGTTTGACGTCACGGCGTCCACCGGCGACATCTGCCGGGCGACGGCCAACTTCCAGTTCACTGGCACGGTGACCATCACGTGAACAGCATCAAGGACGCGCTCCTCCGAAAGCCGATCCAGCGGCAGCTCAAGGACGGCTCGCCGTACTGGCTGCGCCGCCCGTCGGCGCTCGATCTCGTCGAGGCCATCGAGTTCTCGAAGACGCATCCTGAGCGCCTGGCGGCGTGGCTTGCCTGGCGGCACCTGCTGGACTACGAGGAAGGTCGCCTGGAGCCGGTGTTCGCTTCGCTCGACGCGGCGCTGAAGGCCGACGGCGCCACGGTGGTCGAGGTGGCGGCGGCTGCGGAGGCGCTGTACAGCGAAGGCCGGGACTGACGAAGGCGTCCCGCGCCGTGCTGCGGGCCGCCAGGAACTGGTGCAGCACGGATCTCGACGGCATCAGCGTGGTGCTCGTCAACGTCGAGATGGACGTCCCCGACTGGGAGGGCATCCGCCGTGAGCTCGATCGGAAGTTTCCGCTACCAGTTCCGCGCGTCCGAGGAGGACGTGGCGGCAGTCACGGCGGCGCTGAAGCGCCTGCCGGAAGGCATCCGCCGCAAGGTCGCCCGCAAGGGCATCCGTGAGTGGGCCAAGCGGCTGCGAAACGCCGTTCGCGCCATGGCCTACCCGAAGGCAAAGCGCACGCGCCGCAACCTGGCGGTGAAGGTGAAGACCTACAAGCGGGCGATCGTCTGGGGTGCCGTCGGCGTCAAGTCGAGCGGCGAACGCCGCAGCGACCCGAGCTGGCGATCGCACCTGTTCGACGGCGGCTGGCGGCCGTGGCCGAAGGGGACCAGGTCGAGTCAGTCGCGAACCGCCGAGGCGAACGCGCCCAGGCGTGCCGGGAACTGGAAGCCGAACTACAACGCCAAGCTGCCAGCAGGCGCTGCGACGAACCGTGGCTGGCGCAAGGGGCTGCGGCGCCGATACGGCAACCGGATATTCCGGCTGCAGTACCTGACGCAGCCCGCGAGATCGCACATCCAGTTCGCCAGGACGTCCGTGGTCAACGCCGTCGGCGAGGCGCTGAAGGAGGCCGGTCGTGGCTGAGGCGAGGCTTCCCAAGGTCCACATCCCGATGGCCGTCGATACCCGTGGTATCGACTCGGGGCTGTCTGCCGCCGAGCGCAAGGTCAAGGCGAGCGCCGCACGCATCGCCGCCATCGAGGCCCGCCAGGCGTCGGCGTCCAGGCTGGCGCTGACCAAGAAGGTCGGCACCATGGCGCTTGAGCGATCCGGGTTCGGAGGCGGCGTGGGCGAGCTGGCCGGTATGGCGCTCGGCGGTGGCGGCGTCGGCCTCGCAGCTGCGGGCATCGCGGCCGGGTTCGCGGCGTTCGATCTCGCTTCGCGTGGGATGAGGGAAGCCGTCATGGGCGCCACGGCTGCGCTGAAGCAGTTCGAGGAAACCGGCAAGCAGACGTTCGCCGCCAACGAGACGATCCTGCGCGGGCTCGCCAAGATGGAGGAGCAGACGAAGGGTCCAGGGCTGCTGCAGGGGATCTTCCAGGGCTTCCAGTACGGGCGCTCGACCGTGGATGGCGAGGGCGGCCTGTCGAGCATCATGAGCACGGTCGAGTCTGCGCTCGGCGCGACGGCGTCCTATCTCGGAACCATCTACCAGGGCGGTTCCATGCAGCAGGCCGGGCAGACGGCCAGCCAGGGATTCCTTTCGCAGCTTGCCGGATTCTTCGGCCTGAGCGAAAGCCAGGCCGACATTGCCAGGGCGCTGACGAGGCTGGCCGACACGCGATCGGAAGACCAGGCTGCCATCGACGCCAAGCGGAGCAACATCTAGATGCCGTCCACGACGACCTTCAACTACGAGATCACGGACGAGCGGTTCAGCGCCGGGTCGATCGGCCAGCCGAGCACGATCCAGCAGACGCTGATCGTCGAGCGGAAGACGGGCACGCTCAACCTGGCTAAGGACGTCAGCACGATGCTGACGGAGAACCTTATCCCGGAGATGAACGAGTACTACAACGTCTCGACGCCGGGCGTGCGCGATTGGGCGCAGTACGCCCGGTTCCGGGGCTACGACGCCGAGTACCTGGGCAACGGCAAGGCGCGGATGGTGCTGCGCTACAGCACGCTGTACGTGCCTGATCCGACGATCGTGTCCGGCCAGGAGCTGGCGCTGCCCGCGAGCACGGACTACCAGTCGCTCGTGCGCACGATCAAGGTCTACCGCTACGGGTACGTCACGAACCCGCCATCGACCGTCGCTGACAGCACGACGGCCGACATCGGCGGCATTTCGGTGCAGGGCACCCGTGGCGCCCTGGACATACAGGTGCCGCAGATGCGGGTCCGGCTGCGGCTGGTCGTCAACGCCGACGTGCAGGCGATCTCGGCGGCAGCTGGCGTGGTCATCCAGTACGTCAACAAGCAGAACAACGCGGCATTCCTGGGCTTCCCGGCGTACTCGGTGATCTGCGAAGGCGCGTCGCTCTCGAACATCGACAACGACTTCTACGAAGTCGTCTTCGACTTCCTGTACGACAGCTTTTACCACCACGAGCAGGTTGTCACGATGGACGCGGACGGGCGTCCGACGATGACTTCTGGCGGCAACTATCTGCGGGTGGACTGGAAGCGCCTGCCGCGCACCAAGATCGACTTCAACGACATATTCTCGACGGCCACGCGGCAGAAGGCACGCGCCGAGAAGGGCTTCTTCTGATGGCCATGCGATCGCAGCTCGACCGTCGGCAGACCGACCTGAACCGCGTCGCGAACCAGCGCGACGAGTACCCGCCGGATTCCGGCCTGGTGCTGGCTCAGGTCACGGCGGCAACGGTGCTCGGTTCTGCGGGCGCGTACCGGTGGACGTACCAGTGCGCGGAAGCGTGGATGAACGGCACGACGGTCGCGGCCAAGGCGCCGGGACGCACCTTCGACCCGTGCTACTCGGTGTCGGAGCTCTCGAACGGCGCCCAGGTGGCGTACGGCGTGACGCTCGCCAACCTCCCGCCAGGATTCGCGCCCGTGCGGATTCCAAACGGCTTTGCCGTCATACTTTCGCCGCATAGGAAGTCGGACGGCACGCTAGTTTGGCTGATCATCAACACCCAGGCGATCGATGGAGTGTGCCCAGTATGAGTCAGACGCTGAACATCAACTACGACCCGTACGCGCCGGGCACGTTCGCGCTGACGTTCACGGTCAACGGGGTGGCGCCGAACCTCTCGACCGGCTACACGGCCACCATGCGCATCTGGCGCTCGGGGCTGCCGACGACGGCGGCGCCCGACGTCACCGTGACGAGCCCGAGCGCGATCGCCCTGGGCACGGCGGGCTCGATCGTCCTCGACCTCGTCGTGATCCACACGGCCCTTGCGCTCGTCTCGACGACGGCCGCCGTCTGGACGTACGACCTGATCGTGACGCCGACCGGCGCCTACTCGCAGAAGGTCTGCAGCGGGCAGCTGGCGGAGGGCGTCGGCAGCGACCAGACGGCCGACGTGACCGCGCCGATCTCGGTCAACTGGGCAGGGACCGTCGGCGGCGACCTGTCCGGGACGCTCCCGAATCCGACGGTGGCAAAGATTCAGGGGAGGCCCGTTTCGAGCGCATTGCCAGGCAGCGGCATGGTGCTCGGGTGGAGCGGCACGCAGTGGGAACCGTTGTCGGGTGGAGTCGCGTCCGGCACCGTGACCTCGATCACGGCAGGCACCGGACTGACCGGCGGGACGATCACGACGAGCGGAACCATCGCCGCCGACATCGGGACCGGCGCCACCCAGGTCGCCGCAGGCAACCACGACCACACCCTGGCGGGCGACGTGCAGGGGCTGACCGGCGCGACGGTCGTGCACAAGGTGCATGGCCACAACATGCAGAGCGGCAACCCGAGCGACAATGACGTGTGGTCGTACCAGGGCTCGAGCTCCACCTGGCAGCACCGGACGCTGACGCAGGCCGGGATCGCTGCCGAGGTGCACGCGCACGGCAACATCACGAGCGGCGGCGCGATCGGCTCGACCGATGGCCTTGTCGTCAAGACCGGCACGTCCGGCGCCGTCGAGACGCTCGCGCTGCCTGCCGGGAAATCGGTGCTCACCTCGACATCCTCCGCAGGAAGCCTGGCGTGGGAACTGGCGAGCGGCCTGTCCGGCATCACGACGGTGACCGACACGCTGTACACCTCGAACGGAACGCACACGCCGAGCGCGAACTGCAAGTACGTGGTGATCATGGCGTCGGGCGGCGGTGGCGGCGGATCGAGCGGCAGCACGGCTGCCGGTGGCGTCGGCGGCGGCGCAGGCCAGTACGTGGAGACGGTCGTGCAGGCGGCGCTGTTCACCTCGAACACGCTCACGGTGACCGTCGGCGCGGGTGGCGGCACGAATGCCGCCGGATCCGAAACGACGGTCACGGCGACGACGAGCGGCGCGATGCTGTGCTACGCATACGGCGGCCTCGCTGCGTCGGCGACGGCGCGTCCGTATGGCACGACGAACGGCTTTGGCGCAGGCGGCGCCACCGGCGGTTCGCCCACCGCAGGTCGCCACGGCGGCAGCGGCGCAGGCGGCGGCGGTGCAGGCGGTGCAGCGGCTGGCTCGTCGGTGGGATTCGCCGGTGGCCGCGCCTACTCGTGGGAGTTCTCCACGACCACAACCGCGAACACCGCTCAGGCAGGTGGCGGCGCAGCTGCAGGCACCTCCGGCGGCGGCAACGGCGGCGACGCGAACAGCTCGAATGACCGACGCGGCTTGGGTGAAGGCGCCGGTGGCGGCGGCTCGAACGGCGCGGGGGCGGGCGGCAATGGCGGAAACGGTCGCCGAGGCTCCGGTGGTGGCGGTGGAGGCAGGGGCACGACGGCCGGCGGAACCGGCGGCGCAGGCGGCGACGGGTTCGTCCGCATCATCGAGGTGCAGGTCGCATGAACAAGTACGCGCTGATCGATTCGGACGCCATCGTCCGCAGTCTCTGCGTCTGGGACGGCGTCACGGAATGGAATCCGCCGCCCGGCGTCGAGCACGTCATCCAGCTGCAGCCTGGCGAGGTCTGCGGGCCAGGGTTCACCTATCGTCCGTTCGCAACGCCGCGCTGGCGGCCGCCTGAGGAGGAGTCATGACGTCGCTCGAAGTCGCCCAGCTCATCTCGCCGTTCATCGCCGTGCTGACGGCGAGCGGCTGGATTCACGGCCAGTTCACCCGGCTCCGCGAGGAGGTCGCCGCTCTCAAGGTCAGGGTCGAGCTGCTTGAACACGAAGTGCGCGGCGACCGGAGGCCAGCACGATGAAGAACCGTAACACCACCATCGCCGGGATCGGGTCGATCCTGGTCGCCCTGGGAGCCCTGCTGACGGCTCTCTTCGACGGGGATGCCACGACCGCCCCCGACTACGCGACGGCCGTGGCGGCCATCGTGGCGGGCCTGGGACTGATCTTCGCCAAGGACGCCAAGAAGGACGATGCGTGACCTGGTCGCCGGGCTGCTCTTCGGCCTGCTCGAATGGCTCCGCTCGACCGTCCAGGGCGGCCAGCGGGCGTCGGATGCGCCGTCCGATCCTGGTCGCCTGCGCCGCGCTGGCGGCCGCGTCCGCGCCTGGCTGCGTGCGCACGGTGCTCGTGCCCGAGTCGAGTCCGTTCAGGATCGGACCCGAGACGCGAGCTCGGATCTACACGATGACTGACGGCGAGTGGCGGCTGTCCGACGGGCCGGTGACCGTGCCCGAGGGGTGGTACTGCGTGCCGCCGAGCTACGTGGAGGACTGATGGCAAGCCACCACTGGGGCTGCTGCTGCGGCCTGCCCGACTGCTGCTCGATCTACGACTGCGTCGAGATATGCGACAACTACGAGATCCTGCACACCTGGGAGGAGTACGCCTACGTCGGGTCGCAGCAGCTGCTGCTGACGCGGGTCACCTACCGCTACACGACCCAGGGCGTCCGCACCGAGGGGCCGCCTGACCCGTCGTGCGAGACGGAATACCCGCAGTTCTACAGCTGGGACGAAGTGCTGTGCGAGGTGGTCTTCGAGGCGTTCGACTACGTCTCGGCGTCGCTGTCGGCGTGCTTTGAGAACACTTCGCCGACGCAGTGGCAGACGGTGCAGCAGGTGTGCGCACCGCTGACCGGCGATTGCCTGACGGCCTGTACCTTGAACGTCGGCTGCATCGGCTGGCCGAATCCCGTGTCCTTGAAGCGCCCTGGCGCCGGGTTCTACCGGCAGTACCAAAGCCGAATCTACGAGTTCCAGGGCGTCGTCGAGGCTGGCGACTGCTTCGACGGGCTCGATCCCCTGTCGCTGACGTGCGACGAGGGATGCGGAAAGTGCAAGCGGCTCAAGTTCAAGTTCTGGTGCCCGAACTTCAATCAGACCGGGTGGCCCGTGATTCCAGGCACGTACAACTTCCGGCAGACGCCGCCGTGCGATCCCGACATCGTAGACGAGCCGTCGAACAATGGAATGCTGCCGTGGGAACTGTTCTCGGATTGCGCCTGCAACGGCAAGCCGCTCTGGAAGGACGGCAGGCTGGGGGCCAACTGGGATGAAGCCCACATGGGAATCTGGACGAACCTTCGGGGAACGCTCGACGCCTTCCGGCTCGGCGTTTCGTACGGCTTGTGCGACGTCTCGAACGACGGAAGCCGCTCGGATTCAGCGAAGCTGGACTACTTCTGGAGCTGTTCGCGACCGGCGGCGGGCGAGAACTGCCCCAACGCAGATGCCGTGTACGAGGACATTGCGTTCCAGATGCCGGTCGATATCCGAATCTTCTGGAACACGGCGGTGACCTGCGTATGAGCTGCATTCACCTGAAGGATGGCAAGTGCACCTGTGCCGCGATCCCGTTCTGCGGCACGCGGGTCGTGCCGTCGGTGTGCCGCAGCTGCCCGGCCTACGACGGGCCGATCCGGGGCGCCGGTGACGTCATCGCGACGGTCACAAAGGCGTTTCGCATCGAGGCTTGCGGGAAGTGCCAGCAGCGGCGAGAGGCGCTCAACCGCGCACTTCCTGCGCCTGGACACCGCATCGACGAGGAAAAGCCTCAAGACGCTTGACCGATTTATCCGATGCACGTACGGTGATAAACCGTGGCTCGGCCACAGGAGAGTCCAGATGAGTCAAGAGGCACACGAACGCAAGTTCGGCGTCGGCATCGACGCCGAGACGCACCGGGAGCTGCTGCGCCTGTCGCAGCAACTGAAACAGTCCCACAAGACGATCGTGAGGCGGGCGCTCCGGCTGTACGCCGACGTCTACCGCCACGCGGCCGATGCGCCGGTCATGGAGGTGCGCGATGTCTGAGATGCCCTTTGAGATGTTCGAGGACCTGGCGAGACGCCTTCGTGGAAACGAAGTCAGCCGACAGAATCAGCTCGACGCGTTGGCGGCGATCGCGTGGTACCAAACTGTATTGGCGTCTCACGAAGGTGATGATTTGGTTGCCCGGCTTCGCGAACTTGAGCGGGATCTGATCAGGCACCGGCCAAAGCTTCCCAATGACTTCGACTTGACTGTGATCGGCGAGGGCGCCGACGAGATCGAGCGGCTGCGCGAGCGGGTGCGCATCTACGAAGGTGTGATGCGCAACGCCAAGCGTGACATCGACTCGCTCAAGCAGCAGATGCAAGACATGGAGGCCCGCCGTGGATGACCTTGGCTTCTTCGCGATCCTCACCGGGATCATCCTGGCGACCATGGGCGCCGTGGCCATCTACGACGTGCTCGTCGGGTGGTTCAAGTGAAGGGGCCGATCGTCGGGTTCCGACCTGCGGCAGCTGCTGCGCCGACGCCAAGGCAGCTCTACGAGATGATCGAGGGATTCTGGGCGTACCAGCTGCCCAAGCAGCGCGACATCCTGCACCACGCCAAGGTGCTTGCCCTCATCCACGAGGGCGAGATCGCCAGGCGCGACCGGGAGATCGAGCGGCTGAACAGAGAAATCGCGGTCATGTTGGCCGCGTCCCCTGGGGTACCGCATCCCCAGGGGAACCTTGAATAAGCAGGAGGTGACACATGGCACGGATCGAGATCGACAACGACGACTGGTGGCCGGTGAATCGGGCGGGCGTGCTCGTGCGGCAGATCGACGGCATCAAGTTCACCGACGCCCAGGTGCTTGACCGGATGGCGCGGGAGGACAAGAAGATCGTGGACGGCAAGAAGCCGATGGTTCGCGCCGTCGCGTTCCGAGCGGCCGCGCAGCTCGTGGCCGCATCCAACAAGGCGGCCAGGGAGGCCGAACCCACGGCGGGCAGGCTTGCCGATAGGGTGACCGCCCTGGAAGCGCAGCGCGTGATCGACCTTCGCCGCATCGACCAGGCGCTTGAGGCGCTGCAGAAGCAGCTCGACCGCTCGAACGACTTCGCCAGCATCCTGACCAAGTGAGGAACCCATGGCAGTGAACATCACCAAGGCAACGCAGCTGGCGCAGGAGCTCCTCGCCGTGCTTCAGGACGTCACCTCCCCGGCCGCCGCCTCCCCTGGAGCACCCGCCAGGGGAGGCGGGCAGGCCGTGAACCGAGTCCCAGCCGGGGTCGAACCGGCGCCAGCCGTCCCCGCCGGATACGAGTGCGGGATCGTGCGCTACTGCAAGTTCCAGACGAGCAAGGGCGGCAAGCAGTACCTGGCGCTCGGCGTAGCGCTCAACCCGGACGAACCGCTGAAGTTCATCCAGGTGTGGGACGAAACGCTGCAGGAGCGGGTCCACATGTCGAACAACTGGCGGGTCCACTACCAACTGAAGCCAAGCCGCGACGGCCGTGACCCCATTTTCGTCGCCGACATCTACAAGGCGTGACCGACACTCTGTCCCCGGGCGCACCGCCCCCCTCGTGGGGGCGGTGTCCTTTTTGCGGAGGACACACATGGCCAAGGCAAAGCCAAGGACGGCATACAACGCGAACGGAATTCCTCAGGAGATGCGAGAGGCGCCGAGGTGGGTCAACTGGGAGGCGGTGCAGCGCGACGGTAAGTGGACGAAGATCCCCCTATGCCCGCGCGGCGGCGCTGCGAAGTCGAACGACCCGACCACGTGGGGCACTTTCGAGGAAGCGACTTCAAACGCCTGGGGCGTCGGGTTCATGCTCGGCGAAGGCTGGCTCGGCGTCGATCTCGACGGCGTCGTGGTGGACGGCCAGCTGCAGGACGAGTGGCTGCGCGAGTGGGTCAAGGGGTGCGGCACCTACGTCGAGGAGTCGCCGAGCGGCACGGGGCTGCACGCGATCTTCCGGGGCGTGACGAGGACGCCCGGGACGGCGAACCGCAAGGGCAACGTCGAGGTGTACGACGCGGTGCGCTTCTTCTGCATCACCGGCAAGGTGCCGACGCCCGACAGGCGACCCATAGGACGGTCGCAGGAGGCCGTGGATGCCCTCAGCAGGCGTTTCCTCGCCGAGGACCGACCGGCGGCGCCCCAAGCGCCGGAGGGCGCCCAGCGCGATCCTAGTGCCGACGACTGGTACCACTGCAAGAAATGGGCGCAGATGGGGCTGCAGCCTGGGGAGATGGCCGAGCACCTCCGGGCCAAGATGCGGGACGAGGGGCGCGACGAGAAGCGCGAACGGCCGGACTACGTCGTCGGCACCGTGCAGAAGTGTTATCGGCTCTTCGGTCGCCCTCCTGCGCAGCCGATCGAGGTCATCCCGCTCAGCCAGGCGCTCACCATGTTCCCCGAACGGGCGCCATACGTGGTCGAGCAGTTCATCCGCCAGGGCGAGGTGGGCGCTCTCATCGCAGCGCCCAAGAGCCGCAAGAGCTGGGTCATGGCCGACTTGGCCGTATGCGTGGCCATGGGCCTGCCGTGGTTCGGGCGGTTCCCCTGCGTCAAGGGGCGCGTTCTCATGGTGGACAACGAGCTGCAGCCGGGCGACCTGGCGGCACGGCTCCGGGCAGTCAGCCAGGGACACGGGTTCTCGCCGGTCGATCTCGGCGACCGTATCGACATCGTGACCCTGCGCGAGAACGAGTTGCCGATCGACGAGATCCTGAAGCAGATGGCCGATCGAGAGCCGTACACGCTGACCATCTGGGACGCGCTGTACATGATGCTGCTCGACAACATGGACGAGAACAGCAACAGCGACATGTCCAGGCTGCTCAGGCTGTTCCGGCGGTTCGCAACGAAGACGAAGGCCGCCACGATGTTCGTCCACCACACGGCCAAGGGCGGCGGCACCGGAAAGAAATCGATCGACGCTGGCGCAGGGGCAGGCGTGATCGGCCGCGCTCCCGACTCCCACATGACGCTGATCGAGCACGAGGAGCTTGAAGACACCTACCGGGTGCAGTTCTCGCTGCGTTCAAGCGCCAGGCCCGTGCCGTTCGAGGTCGCGTGGAGCGACCGGCTGTGGCGCTATGAGATGACCTTCGCCGATCCCGACGTGTTCGACCCGACGCCGGTGAAGGCCAAAAAGCCGCGTAAATAACCCCTCTTGCACGGGCTTGACTGAGTGATTACGCTGCGTGCGGCTTCGCTTCGCTAGTAGAGCGAACGAAGACCGCACACTCTTGCAGCGTAATCATCAGGTCAAGCCCGATCGCGTGTAGGGGAAAACAGAATGGCGAACTCGCGAGACAAGGGGAAGCGCGGCGAGCTTGAAGCGGTCGCCGTGCTTGATGCCTTGGGGCTCGACTGCAGGCGAAGCGTGCAGTACTGCGGCCGTTCTGGCGACGCCGACATCACGTGCGACCGATTCGAGGCGCACATCGAGGTGAAGCGCACGGAACGGCTGAACCCGTACTGCTTCATCGACCAGGCGATCCGCGACAGCAAGGGTCGCAAGCCGCCGATGGTCATGATGCGATCGAGCAACCGACCATGGCTGGTCATGCTGCGTGCCGTCGATCTTCCGGTCGTGGCGGAAAGGTTCCTGCTTGCCCGACGCATTCCGCCATCAGATCAACAGCGTGAAGCGCTTTGACATAGCACGCTCCAGGCTGCTGAAGCAGGCCGAGCTGGGCATCCACACTGGGTGGAAGTGGGCGCGTTTCAAGCGCATGTGGATGTCCGACAACCCCCTGTGCAAGCAGTGTGGTCGCCTGGGCGAGGAGGTGCACCACATCGTGCCTCGACATGTCGATCCGAACCGCATGTACGACGTCACGAACCTCATGACGCTGTGTCATGCGTGTCACGATGAGGTTCATGCGCAATAACTGCGCACGTGGGCAAAATGTGGATAACTTTTGAGGGGGGGGGTAGGCTGCAGCCGATGAACCTCCGACGTGC